CTAGCAATTTCTGCTAGAAACACTTAGACTCACCATTTGATAGCTCAATGAGAACTCGTGAACAGTCGGCTACCGTCGCTTCAAGCGATAGGACTGCCGTTGATTTAGTTAATCATACTTCATCAACGATAACTGGTGCTAACACCGGTTATGTGAGTTCTCAGTCGTCAATAACTGACGATCCGACAGGCAATCGCAAGAAAAATAAGTCTTGCGTGCATCTGTCGTATTATATTGGGTTATTAAATTGTCCGTACTCTGTCTATGACAGTTCGGACTTGTCTAATGCTCCTAATCCACGAACGCGCTATGACGGATATATGCCTTCCACTTCAGACCAGTTTTATTCTGGTCTGCAGCAGAACATACTTAATCCGGGAGCGTATATTCCAGTAACTGGAAGATCTACTGATGACCTGTCTGGCTGCGTTTTTAACGCATACAACCAGTTCACCAATGAGTATCGTGGTATGGACGGGTCACAGTCTGTTTGCGAAGCGGGGGAAACCCCGCAACTCTTCAGATTGTGGAGTAGACGAAAGGGCCTAGCCTCTAACATAGTGAGTGGTTTTCTTAATTACTCATTCGGTTGGAAACCCTTGCTTTCAGATCTTATATCTGTGAGCAGAGAGCTACGCCGTCTGCCTTCCTTAGTAAGGCAGAGACTGTCTAATCAAACACGTCAGTTAGTTCGTCACTACAAGTTTGACTTGAGTGACACCGTGAATGATTACAGTTATCTCTTCGATGGTAGGATTGCCCCTCCAAATGATTGGAAGGGTTACTATTACGAAGCGAAAACTACTAAGAAAGCCCGATTCGTTGTAGTCACGATTCGGTGCCAGGTAAAGCCTAAGCTTAACGAAGCAGGCCAAGCTATCCTAGATAAACTAGGGCGTCTTGGTCTAATTCCATCCATGGCAACACTCTGGTCAATAACAAGGCTCAGCTTTATTGTTGACTGGTTTTATAATATCGGTGGTGCTATTGAGAACCTTCAAGGTTCTCTTACACATGACGTTTCAAACGTCTCTGTTTGCATCTCCGATACCCGTACGCGTGAGATCACGCGTATTACCTGGGGTACGACTGGGCTTCAAGCCCGTTGGGTTGGTTATCAGCGCTACTATAGTCGGATTCCGACTACTGTTCCGCTGCTCCCACCCCTGTTATACCCACGGCGCTATATGCAATATGTCCTGCTTGGATTTATTGCCCTAGCATCAACTAGTGGTGGGCGCAAGCTCACCAAACAAGCAGATAGGGTTTTGGGAGATTACTATCGTTTTATTAACGACGGTAAGTTCCTCCCAAAACGATTCCGGGGGTCATATGAACTATGGCCCAGGTAACCTAGTCAGCAATGATGTGTTTCTGGTATTGAAAAACCATAAAAACACAGCTGCTTGCATGACACGCGATTGTCTTTTATTCGCAAAATACTAATATGCTATTATCGTATATTAAGCCGTGGACTCATCCACATCAGTAATACAGATGAATACAACCATCACCCTAAACTCGAAGGTCTTCAATAAAACGAAGTCTCCGACTCCCACCTCTGTCGTCTTAGTGACGCGCAGTCGTGGTGATACATTGCCCGATATTTTGACTGTCTCTCATAAAGAGACAGTTAATCCTATCGAGCCAGGAAGCAAAGACACACGGTCCCTCATTCGCATCGATCGCACTTATGATAGTGGATCTGGTGTTATGAAGACCGTGACGTGGATGCTAAACGCAGTAATCCCCGACGATGCAGACGCGACTAATATCGCTGCTGCATTAGCGGATCTTACTGATTTCATGGCTTCCGCCATTACGTTGCGTACTGCAAATATTGCAATCGTAACTAATCATGAGGTAGCCTAATAGAGTAGACAACTGCCCATGTGGGCCTAAACAAAGTATATACAATGAATAAGCAAACGTCGGTAGAAGTCTTACGTAGTGAGTTTAGTAAAGCCATATATTTTGGCGATACTTACTCTTATTCCTGGATTCAACCCTCAGAAATTGAAGATCTCCTTTCGAGATTTTCTGTTAATGAGTGCTATGAGGCTGATGAGCTCTATCGAGCTTACCAATACCTCATTCTTGTTGATCTTGGGAATAGGGTCAAATGCAACATAGTCTTCACTGGTAAGGATTTAATCCTTCCCTGCGTCTCCTGTTGGTGCGTTTGGCTCTTACTGCATGGCCTATGTGTTGAAAACAGGTACAACCTGTTTACCTACTATGGTTCACATGCAGCTTACGGTCGCCCAAAGGCGACCTCTATTCGAAACTTAAGTCGGGTTAACCCCTGGCTTGTAGTTCCTGAATGGCATCAGAAGATTTTATCTTCTGGTATCAATGTAATGTTGGGTGATCGCTCTATATAGAGGTGTTGTATGAATATACAGACAATATATGATCGCCTGCAATCTGACGTATCTAGCATTTTGGGTTTTATACCCCAACTAGATATCTCTAGGGTTGCTCTTTATGAGCAATGCTGGAGGGACATATTAGTTTTAATTGAACAATGTGGTCCAATCGACTATGTTGTTTACTTAATTGGGCTCGATGGCGAGCCGCTCTGTTATGATACCTACTATAAAAGCAGTCCCCTCGGGGGCTACGCTGTGGTTGTTATCAGCGGAATTCCTGGATCGTCGAATTTTTCGACTTCAATCCAGGTGCCGACAGAGCTAGTTGCTCTGGTGCTTAGGTTCCTTGAGTCACGCTCAGCGTTGCTCCTGCGAGTCCTGCGCCAGATATGTCTGTTCACGTATAAAAGTAAGTCACATGAAGTCACTAAAGAACAGGAACTCACGTCGATTCAGGGCTTTCGTAGTAGAAATGCTACTTGCTCTGCTATGTCAGTTGCTTGGTATAAAGCGAAAGCCTTAGACCAAACTGACATGGGACGTGTACTTAACATGGCTCGTCTCTTAGCGGGTATAGTCTTTGATCGTGCTGATTTCCGGAATATCCGGCCGTCGCATGGTCCAGGTGCTGTATCTGATGCTAAGCGAGATCCCTATGATAAGTGGTCCAAGTTAGACTCAGCTAGTACTCGTCTTTGTGACAAGTATTATCCTGTGTCTGATTGGAATGTTCCTACTCCTGAGTGGTTTGACCACCGCTCGGCCCGCTATACACATAGTGTGTGTAAGCTGGCTATTGTCCCAAAAGACAAGCGCGGACCTCGCATTATCTGCACTCAGCCCGTTGGGTTGATGTGGATTCAGCAAGGTCAACTACGCTCGTTAAATAAGGCAATAGAGTCCTCTGCTATCCTTAAAGCTAACCGTCTTATCAACGGGGAGCCTTGCTCGTCGATTAAATTCGACAATCAGGAGCAGAACGGTAGCCTAGCTCTCGAGTCCTCACGGACTAGGGAGTTTGCGACTATCGATCTAAAGGATGCTAGCGATCTTGTCAGCTGGGGACTTGTGCGTTATCTCCTTAATAAGAGTAACGTCCAGTTCCTCGCTGCTTCAAGAGCAATGTACGTCAGGATACATAATCAGGAGCTCGTAAAGTTGCACATGTTCGCCCCTATGGGGAGTGCTATGTGTTTCCCAGTCGAGTCCCTTGTATTCTGGTGTGTAGCCGCTGCGGCTACTTACGTACAAAGAGGTGTGACATACAGATATCTAACTGGTGGGTCTGCTACGAAGTTTCTTCGTAGTAACCTATCGGAGGTATTTGTTTTTGGTGATGACGTACTTGTCCGACGCGAGTCGTGCAAGTTCGTTTGTGAGTGCTTTGAGTGGTTAGGTTTTAAACCTAACTACGCAAAGACATTTGCAGATGGATTCTATAGAGAATCCTGTGGTGTGGATGCTTACCGTGGGGAGCGACTTGATATCGCTCGCTTACAGTGTCCTACCCTCACCAGTATGTCGGAAGCCTATGCTACAATCGATCTCGCCAACAGGGCTCGATCGCTTGGGCTTGCTAGCCTCGCCGATTACCTAGAAGCAAATGTCGAATCCTTTGTTGGATTCGGCATTGCTGCCGGTTTATCCGGTGGTAGCTTCTGGGCTCGTGGCTGGCCGAACAATAGTCACGGTGCTGATCTAGCACTGCGTTGGAACGTGTCCCACAACAGGAAAATCAGGTTCAATCCTGATCTTCAGTGTTGGGAGGCCCGTACCATTATTGCTCGCCCGCTCGCGCAAAGCGAGCCACAAGACGATAGGAATCGTCTGTTCCGGGGTCTGACCCTGGGTGTCGATGAACATACCGTTGACTGGTTGAAACCAGACAACTTGCAGTATCATCTGGGGTGGGCTAGCGCCTTTTA